CTTGTCTTACAAAGTTTATAAATAATGCAATTTCATTTTCGTTAGCTACAGGATGATCAAGTGTGTAAGATGTAGTCGCACTTGTAGTGAAGTCTTGCTTAGCAAAACTTGTGTAACTTAATGCAGGTTGATTTCCTATAAACGGCATTAATCTCCTATGTACTTATTGCATCTACTGCTGATACCCAAACATCTAAAGATGAAGGTGTGTCAGATATTACTTTTAAAGCATCATTATTTTGAACTACAAATTTAGCACCACCATCAAGAACTTGTAATGCTGAACCTGCTGGAATAGGTGCGTCTTTAACTAAATAAATATCGTTAGTACCATCATTAATATATACAGATGCTACTACAGCAGAAGCTGTTACATTTGAAACTGATATACCAACTACAGTATCATAACTGTCAGCAGTAAATAAAGTTGCTGCAGATGTTCCTACATCATTTGATGTGTATCTTCTAAAGTTCTGTGCCATATATACTCCTTATTATAAAGCGATTGCCATTGCAATACTAAATCCATTAGTTGCAAAATTACTTGTGTCTACTGCTTCTACATTATTCCATGCAGAGCCATCCCAATATTTAAGTACATTACCAGTAGTATTAAAATATAATGCACCATCAATTAATGCGTCTCCATCATTATCTGTTGCAGGATCGCTAGCTTTTGGACCAAGATACCTGTCATCAAAATTATCGTATGCTAATTCAGCAGCAGCTTGAGCTGTTTCGGCAGCAGTTTGAGCAGTAGCAGCTGATGTTGCAGATGTACTTGCAGAAGTAGCAGATGAAGCAGCATTCGTTTCAGACGTTGATGCGTTTGAAGCAGAAGTTGAAGCAGCACTTGCACTTGATGCAGCATTGGTTTCAGATGTTGAAGCATTTGATTCTGAAGTTGCAGCAGCAGAAGCCGATGAAGCAGATGCTGTAGCAGAGTTTGCAGAATTGGTAGCTGAAGTAGCAGATGCCGTAGCAGAACTAGCCGAAGCAGTTGCACTCGTAGCAGCGTCTGTAGCAGGAGCATCCCAAGATGAACCATTGTAAAATCTAATATCGTTGTCTGTTGAATTATAGTACATCGCACCTTCAACAAGAGCATTACCATCATTGTCTAAAGTTGGATCACTAGCTTTAGTTCCTAAAAATCTATCATCGAAACTATCAAAACTGTTGGCAGCATTAGTAGCTGATGTGGCAGCATTTGTCTCAGATGTTGCTGCGTTGGTTTCAGAAGTAGCTGCATTGGTTGCAGATGTAGCTGCAGCAGTAGCCGAGTTAGCTGCATTAGTTGCAGATGTAGTAGCCGATTCTGCGTCTACCAATAAAGACCATTTAGCACTATCTGTGTTTGTAGTTAATGGCTCAGATCCAGAAGATGTATGAGCAGTTAAGCAAATAAAAATATTATTTGTTGATGTATCTTTAACTATATCTCTAACTTCATAAGCAGTTGATGCAGACCAATCTCCTCTGAAAGTTCCAAGTTCTTGTGTAACAACAAGTTCTCCAGCAGAATCAAAACCAAATACTTTATTTGCTCTATCAGTATCACCAATAGTAAATTCTGTAGAGTTCATTGTATTTGTTCTTGAAAGTTTAATACTTCGATCAACTTCTTCTTGAAGTTGTTGAATTGCCATCATCGATCTATCTAATCCCTCTTCATGACTTTCAGCAGGGAATGGATCGTTAGCAATATAATCAATCGCTTGTGTTTGTGGTGATGCTCTTCTTATCACAACTGTTTCTGTAGCAGTTGGAATATTACCAGCTGTAAATACAATAGTTCCACCAGAAGCAGAACCTGCACCTGTAACTGTATAGTGAGTAGTTAAAGTTTTAACTGTTTCAGTTGCTGTGGCATCCCTAATAATAACTTGAATATCAGCGTCTGCAAAGATCTTAAAAGTGTAGTTGAAGGTATCGAGTGTACCATTACCTGCGTAGGAGTTCTTTACTGTGGTTGAAGATATTGTCATATTAGTTACCTCTATATTAAATTATTTATTCTTTGTCTACTTTAATAGTATATACTTCTTTGTCATAATATAAGTTAATTGCGTATTTAGCTTCTCTAATCATTTCTTTAATCATTATATTGGTTATATGTAATTTAGCTTCTGGAGTTTCATTAGGATCTTCATTAATATTTCTTATTATTTGTTCTTGAACTTGTAATGCTTTATAAGCTCTTTCTAATACTACCCAATTTTTAGGTAATTTTTCTTGTTCTATTTTTGCTTTATCAATTTCTCCTTTTTGAATTAATAAATTTTTAGCTTTAATTCGTTTTGCAACTGGTTCATATAACTTTCTAAAATCAGTTATAGGTTCTGCATTTCTATCTGGATTTTTAATTATAAGAGCTTTAATAACAGGATATTCTGATAACATTTTTTTTCTATTTTTAGATCTATCCACAATACCAGTAGCATCTAATAATAAATCTGATAATTGTAATATATATCCACCAATACCACCAGACCAACCTCTCCAAGCATTCTCTAAAACAAGAGGTGAAGATGCTTTTGAAAAATCATCGCCATAAACTTTTCTAATTAAATTTGCAATTAACTTCATAGTTTCAGATGTGTAATCAGTATATTGATATTCCGATGGAACATTTTCTAAACCAGCAGGAATAATAGGTCTATCAAAAAAGAAACTTCTATTATTTTTAGCTTCAAACCAAGGTTTAACAAAATCTGGAATAGGTATTAAACCTTTAAATGCTGAAACTGTAGCAGCATCTTTAAATTTTTCTATAGCTTTAGGATCTTTATCAAAGTAATAATCTAAAAATCTTTCAGTACCAGTTCCAAATATCAAACCAATTTCAAATGGTTTTGCTATTGGATAATAAGTTCCATTAACTCTTATGTTCCAAAATAAATCTTTTCTCCATTGTGGTAATGATTGATAGTCTGGATCATCATGGTTAGCCATCCATAATAATATAGATGGTAATTGAACATAAGCAAAAATTTTAGCATAAGTTTGTAATGGTCTTTCCTTAAATGCTTTTACTGTTTGATACAAACCTTGTATTCTTGCATTAAAAAAAGCAGATATTTGATTAAGTGCTTGAATTTTTACACCCATTCTTCTGTAATCAATAGGATTTTCTCTAGTTTCAAATCCAGCTTTTCTAATAGCTTCTTTTTCAGATAAACCTTTTTTTAAATTTCTTTCAAGAGATAGTTTAAAATTTCCAGATCTATTTATTGCTTCTGAAAATTCTAAATATATTCTAAAAAATTCTGGAAAATTTTTTATATAATTAATTGGTTTAGTTTTTGTAAAATATTCTTTTACTGTTCTATCAAAATAAGTTCTATCAAGAGTAACAAGTGAATTTTGTAATGCACCAGATTTTACATATTTTTCAAACATAGGATCTAATCCTAATTTAGTTCTTAAAGGTTTTATCATTAAACCAGCACCTTGTATTGTTTGATAAAAAGGTGGATGCCATCCTTTACTTAATATGGCAGAAGTAAAAGCATCTCTTGGAACATTGTTATACATAAATTCTAAAGCTCCTGTAGCACCAGCTCTTAATGTTCTTGAAGGCAATGAAAATATATTTGCCATATTTTCAAAAGTAGTTTTGCTTAAAACTTTAGTTGGTCTTGCAAATGATTCACCTACTTCCCAAACTTCTCTTTTACCATTTCTGTAAACTACAATTTCTGTATCTTTTAAATATCCATCTTCTTTTCTAAAAACTGAAAAACCATCACGAACTTCTGGTTTTAAATTTTTAGGATTTTCAACAATTTGTTCTAATTCTTTTTCTGAAATTTTTGTTTCTTTAGTTCTTTTGGGAGAAATTTGAACTTCTGGAAAAGCATTAGGATCTACCTTTCTAGCTTTTTCAATCATTTCAATAAACGCTACATTAGCTTCATTTCTTTTTGCAATAGTAATATATGTTGAAATATTATTATAAATACTTTCAAATGGATCAACTATTTTTCTTTTACTACCTTTGAAAAATTTTAATGGATTACTTACATTTTTAGAAAAATTTCCTTTAGTTGCACCTTCTATAAAATCTCTATAAAATGGAACATAATCTTTATTAGCTTTTAATGCAGCTTGATAAACCTCTTTAGATATAACTCCAGAATCATATAAATATTTTAAAGCAAGTTCAGAAACTTGAACAGCTTCTCTAAAAGGTTTTTCAAATTGTTTATTTTCTTTTACAAATTTTTCAGCAGCTTTTATATTAACTCCTGTTTCAAATTTTTGTGCATTTTTTTCTATAGCTCTTTTTGAAATAGCATATCTAATTAAATCTTTGTAAATTGATAAATCATTTATATTATTATCTTTAAAGATTTCCTTTAATGCTGGTCCAATTTTTTTTCCTGTTTTATAATCTAAAGCACCTCGTTCTATAAAAAAATCTATTGTACCCTTGGTATCATTTAATAGTTGTCTAATTTCATAAGGTGATGCTTCTTTTTCATAATTAATTCCAAGTTTTTCTACTTTTTTTTCAGCTCTTTTATAAACATGATTTTGATCTAAAAGATTATAAAAAAGATCGTCTATAAAATTTTCTATTTTCCAAACTCTTTCTTTAGTCTCATAAGCAATACTTTTATCTAATTCATTTCTTGTTTCATCTTTTATTTTATCTGCTTTTTCAATTTGTTCTTTTGTTAATGGTTCTTGTTTATTTTGTAATTGAGATTCTAATTCTTTAATTTGATTAATAATAGGTTCTATTTTTTTATTAGTTTTTTCTGAAAGAATACGATCTCTTTCAAGATATACCTGTTCCATAGAAGCATTAGGGTTTTTTTTCTTTACTTCTTGTTCTACTTTTTTTTTATCTAAATCATTTTGTTTTCTTGAATTTTTATAAATTTCTTGATTTTGTTTTTTTAGTTCTTTTATTTTTTGTTCTATTGTTTTTTCTAACGCTATATCTCTGTATGCTCTTGGTGTTTCAATATTTTTTGAATTAAGATCTTCCCAAATGGTTCTATCTTTTACCACATCTTCAATAATATCTATTGGTTTTTTACCTGTTTTTGCAATTACATTATCTAGTTTTGATTTAGAAGCTTTAATATTAAATGGTGCAAATAATAAAGATGTAACAGCAAAATCTTCTGCTGTTGGCATATCTTCACCCATAGCAACTCCTGTTGCAGTATATGCTGTTGATTGTGTTAAAGTTCTACCAACAATATTATTAACAATAGGATTGGCAAAAGGCAATAATGCAGGAGCTTTATAAGCAGCATATAATTTTGCAGCTGTCTTAGCACCCTCTGATAAACCTTCTTCCATAAAAATATCCCACCATTCTGCAAAACCTTTTACTTCTCCTTTTTTTAATGCTTCAGAATACATTCCTTGAATAGCACCAGCACTAAATCCACCACCTAAAACTACTCCACTTGGACCACTTGTAAGTCCACCAATAACAGCACCAGGAACAAATGTTGGTATTTCAGCAATTAAACCTACTGCACCTTCAGTTATTTTTTCTAAAAATCCTGTACCTTCTGGTAAAGGTTGATCAACTTCATAACCCCATTGACCATCTGAATGATATTTAATAATTTTATTTAAACCAGAATTTCCTAATGCTCTTTCAATGTATGGTTTAAATTGATATCTTTCATCATTTCCTAATAAAAATTTTTGTATTTTGTCTGGAGCATTATCGTCTGGAACTTGATCGTAATCTAAAATCCTTCCATACCCAACATCATTTTCTACCTCTGTAGATATTGATTTCCAAAATTTTTGTATATCAGTTCTATTAACTTCTTTTTGACCAAATTGTTCTGATATTATTTTTAAAGGAACATTCCCTTGTTTCATTTCAAGAAGTTTATCTTCTTTAAATTTGTTTACTTGATCAATAGGAACTCCTGCTTTGATCATATCATTTATTTGATCTACTACCAAAGGCATTATTGTTCCTGTTTCTTAATTAAATATTCTCTATATTCTTTTGAATTTATATAATCCATGTAAGACTTATGAATATCTGGATTCCATTGAGGTGGAAGTAAAGTATCTTCTTCTAATGATTCAACAGATTTTTCTGAAATTAATTTTGTTAGTAAATCTTTATTAGGTTTAAATTGTTTTAGATCTTTTAAAATAAAATTTTTGTTTTTAATATCTAAAACTTCATTTATATTTTTTCCATTTCTTATAGCTTCAGAAAAATTAAATATCATTTGAGATTGAAAATTATTTAAACGATTGTCGGTAGTTGTATCTAAATATTTTAAAGAACTTTCTCCTTCAATAAAAGGTTGAAGTTGTTCAATAACAGAATATAATTTTTTATGATTATCAACAAATACTTGATTGTTTTTATTGGGTAATAAATAATTAATATAATAACCAAATTCTTTTTTAGAAATACCATCGCCAACTCTTTGAGTAATACTCTTAGCTTCTGTTTCTCCTTCTAATTGAAAAGGTGTAATGTGATCTGTAATTTGTCCAGATAATATTGCTTTCTGAATATCAAAATTTTTATAATAATTATTAACATTAGAAAATTCTTTTTGACCTA